TAGAAGAATCAAATAGTCCAGATGTTACAGATGTGCCAGTACCACCAGGAAGTTGTTCTGTGACAGTGTAACCTACACCACCTTGACCATTGCCACCACCATTAGTTCCACCATTACCAACTCTCAATGTACCAGCGTTAACATTAGTAGGTCCAGTAATGTTAAAGAAAATATATGCAGCAGATCCACCACCGCCACCACCAGAACCATAGAATGTTTGGTTCTCTGTTGCCTTCATAATAACCTTTCCAGATCCACCACTATTCTGCTGACCTACTGATACAGTACCGCCATTGCCAGCGTTGCCCTGTGATGCAACTGTTGCGGTTGGACCAGATCCACTACTCTTAACAGCAGATTGTCCTCTTTTACCACCAAAACCATCTCTACGAGAGTTGGAACCGTTTCCACCTCCGCCACCACCACCGATGCCAGAACCGATGCCAGTGCCTCCACCGCCGCCGCCTCCGCCGCCTCCAGAACAGACAGAGTTGCCACCATTGTTACCAGATCCAGAGAAGATACCACTTAGATTTTGTACAGCATCAGTTGAATTGTTTGGTTGTCCATTCTGGTCGGAACCTTGTGATCCATCACCAGCAGCGCCACCGCCACCACCGCCACCAGCACCAGCGATAACAGCAGATGGAGTACCAACTGAGGAAGCACCACCGCCTCCACCGCCGCCTCCGCCGCCAGATCCGTTACCACCATTACCACCAGCAGCAAAACCTACACCACCAGTTCCACGATTTCTACCATTACCAGCATTACCACCACCACCAACGTAAATTCTTAAAGTACCATTGTTACCCTGATTGATATTGGCAATAACTTTTTTACCAGATCCACCGTTACCAGCGTGCCATCCGCTACCACCATCACCAGTACCACCAGATCCGCCGCCACCGCCCCAGATCTCTGCCTGAAGTTGATCTAGTGGCCAAGTGCTTGGGATATTGTATGAGTAGAAACTACTGGATGGAGTGCTAAATGTCTGATTGACTTGATTTGTCCCTGTAAATAATGTTCTGGAACCATCACCGCCTGCTCCACCAATGTAACTAGAAGCACCACCAGTACCACCTGATGAAGGACTACCATTTGTTCCATTGTTTCCAGGATAATACAACTGAACATCAAGTGTAATACCATTAGAATTATATGTACCAGATGAACTAATATTTGTTGTAGCACCACCAACAACTTGCAATCTTGCAGCACCTCCAGAACCAGCACCTCCTCCATTGTTTCCTCTAGTTCCACCAGTACCACCATCAGCATGTAATCTGAATGTCGTGCCACTGTAACTGAACTGATAATATGTACTCTGTCCATTACTACCATTGTTTTCAGTGGTTGCACCACCACCGCCTCCACCACCTAGGTATCCAGAAATACCCTCAATAGGCAATTCATCTGCATCTGGTGCTGAAACAGTATATGTTCCTGGTGAATTTTGTTGTGATTTATATACAGTAGTTGTCTGCTCTCCACCAGGGATAGTAATAGTTTTTCCACCAATCGTATATGTATCATCAATGTCATACACTGTTGGTTGTGGAGTCTGAATAACAGTTGTGGTATCAGCAGGTAAATTACCAGCAATCTTATAACCCAATTCTAATACAATGTCTTGACCAGAAGATCCATTTGTACTAGCAGCCAATGCATTACCAATTCTTGCATCATACTTGGTTTTTGCAATGGAGAATGTATTATCATCAATTACAATTACATACCAAATAGTATTTGCAGCAAAAGCAATTTGCTGTGATCCAAATGTAAATGATGCTAGTGTTGTTTGTTCATTAGATTGCACTCTGATCATATTGCCAGTAAATAGATCATGACCAGGAACATTAAATGTTGTTGATGTGCCAGTTCCCACAATTGCAGTAGCTGTGATAGTAACTAGTTCTTTCTCACCAACACCAGCAACATTACCAAAAGTTGAGAGGTTGGGATCAGTAATAACATAATCAACAATACCATGAGTGTGGAACAATGGTGTTCCTCCACTAGGCAAGAAGAAATTAACCTGACCTGTAGAGTTTTTATAACCAACAGCATGGTTATCTGCGAAGAATCCAGCACCTTCAAATGCACCTGCTTCTGGTGCCTGCGATGTTAAAATAGCATGTTCGTGTTCTGGAACAGCAGAAATCATTTTCTCTTGTAGTGGTCCAACTACTAGGGTTACTTCACCCTCCATTGTTCCGCCCACAAATTCCTGAACGTTAGTGTATCCAGAAATAATAATATTTCCAATATCAAATAATGCTTCCTGCTGATCTTTTGAAAAGAACCATCTACCACCAGTAGCACCAACAGTAGAGATGACATTACCAGATACTGGAGATCCGCTACCACTGACTCCACCACCTGCACCAACTAACTTTCTTGCTTTATAATCTGGTACATTAAATGTTGTTCCTGTCGTTGATCCAAAATCTGCTACATCATGTGTTCCAGTTCCACCATAATTATCTTCTAATACTTGATACAATAGCGGGTAATCATCTGCATTGTATTGAGATCCATCACAATACAACCATCCAGGATATTGCATTGCTGGATCAGTAGCAGTTGTAGAAGATGTATTAACAATCTCAACCCTTGCAGTTCCACTGCTTCCTGGTTGTAAAATATAAACTACATCACCATCAGAATATCCATATCCTGGGTTCTTAATTGTCACAAAATTGACACTGCCATCTAGATTAGCAGCAATGCCAACAGTTAATCCAAATCCTGTGGTTGACGCGAGTGTAAATGTACCAGCAGATCCCAGATCAGTTACATTATAATATCTACCTGCAGCAATATCACCATTACTTCTAGCAAGTCTAAAACTATTTGCATTAACGTAGTCAATAAAGAAAGTAAATCCAGTCTCAAACGCAACACCACCTTGACCACCTGCAGATAATGTTGCAGTAGCTGCAGCACCGCTGCCGTTACCACCAACAAATGAAACTTGTGGGAATTGATAACCAGTGCCACCATCACTTACCGTGACACCAGTTACTGTGCCATTTGTGTCAATAACAGCAGTAAAATCACCACCACTCACAGGACCACTACCCGTATCAGTTACCTGAACAAGAGGAGCAGCTGTGTATCCAGATCCACCATTAGTAACTGCAATCGTAGCAATAGATCCACCTAATGATGTTTGGTTTGGTTGCTGTTCTGCATTAACTACCGTTACTTTATCACCCTCAATAAAAGGATGATTAGTGAAGTTAACTTGTTCGTTAGATGTAGAAAAATTACCAGGAGAAAATGTTAATGTAACTGGACCAGTAGGATATCCAGCTACGGTTGATAAGTCAGTAGTGTATCCCGTTCCACCACCTGCGCCAGCAACAACAGAACCCAAACTGGTAACAACACCATTATCAGTGATCTTATCATCATCTGCCTTGAAAATAGGCACGATGGCACCAATTGGCATTGTCGTGTTGCCAAAAGTAGATTTATCTGTCAGAAAGTTAGAACGAATATTTCTTGGCATCTTAGGTCTTAATTAGGTAATCTACCATGATGAAGGGAGCAATGAGACTGTCTATCTTGGTATCAGTTTCTGCCTGAATGTTGACAGAAGCTGACATACCATCAGTAGAAATAAAAGTCTCTGGTATATTTAACTCATAATTAGTCAATCCTGTGGTGTAGGAGATGGTATGTGTATGTTCCGTAGGATCATCTTCATAATCAAATGCCTCTGTTGTCTCTACAATGTTTGAGATCTGAGGATATGCAATAGATGCTGAATTATCTACAGATGTATCAAATGGAAGCATATCATGCAACGAAGTATTGTGAGCATATCCAGCAGCATCAGATGAGTTTGCAAAAGATGTAGTCTCTACTCTCACACTAAAAGCATTTGCACCAGCGGAACCAATAGAAAAACCACCGACATTTGGAAATGTAAGAATATCATTAGGAGAGTATCCAGTACCAGTGGAAACCCAAGCAATAATCTTATATCTAGTGTTATTGGGGTTTCCACCAGCTCCAGGATATGCTTCAAATCTAACAGTAGCACGAGCACCAGTGCCAGTTCCACCACTTAAATCAACATCACCTTGAGCAAAATCAGACAAATTAGACCATAGTGCTGATCCATAGTTTGATAATGCCCACTGTCCTAAACCTTTTCCATAATATCCAGCACCATTGGTAGTCTGATAATTTTCATACAACGAAAAACCTTGAATAGCACCACCACTACTACCTGCTACAGTTGGGATATTATCGTTTGAAACACCACTAGCACCCTCAACATAGTTTGCAACAACTTGTCTAGAACTGCCAGCGCATGTCATTTCCAAAGTAATAAACAAAATAGTCTGGAAACAAGGTCCTTCAGGTGTAGTATCTATAGTATAAGATTTTCCTGTTGGAACCAAGCAGTTGTTAATAAATCCACCACAAGATCCTTTACAAATACCATAATATTCAAACGATGCACCGAAACTGGATGAGATATATGATCCACCAGCCCAAACTTCAGACTGTGCATAGTATTTACATGCTGGTTGCTCTGTCGTAGCATCAAACCAATTTGCAACACCGATTGTTGATGCATTGGTGTAATAGTTCAATTCAAACACATCACTACCACCACGTCTGATTGTTCTACATCTATAAGTGGTCGTATAGTGTGCGTGAGGTAAGAAAGCATTTGCAGATACAATCTCTTCGTCTGGTGCTCTTGGTCTGGTAAAACCAACATTACCAGTCAGTGCTACAGTTCTGGCAGGAACTCTGAACTGACCAGTTAAATCAATAACTGCTTGAGAACCAACGTTAGATGATACATTGACACCAACACCAGATTTTTCAACCGTTTGTCCATTAGCATTAGTCACGGTATTATCATTAATAACACCCTGATCAGATGCAGAACTAGCTTTGATAAACTTAGATCTTAAATCAGGAACCTGAAATTGTGTGTCTAATAGAGTTGTTCCAGGTTGTTTAAACGCACAAGTAGAACCAGTTCCTAAAATTTCTGCTAGTGCTGGGTATGTTGCTTCGTTATATACAGATCCATCACATCTTAGATAACCAGCTGGTAATAATTCTAAACTCAATCCAGCAATAGGATCATTAACATCTAACTCTCTAGGGAATGCAATAAGCGTTCCCGTAGTTGTTCCGATCTTCGTTCTTTCTTGGTTTAAAAAGACTGGCATTTTAGTAAGCTCTGATGATCATGATCACGGTCTGTGATGGAGTATTGTTATCCATAAGAATATTTAACGCATCTGGAATATCAGAAACGTTGACCGTGTAAGATTGTACGTTGTTGACAGCAATGTTAGGAGGAATTCTTAATCCACCTTTGTTCATAGAGATGTCAAAACTGAAGTGAGTATGAGTAGCAAGAGTTGCATCGGTAGAGTCTTGTGCTGAGTGACTCAAGTTAGTTGGATATGTGGTTCCAACATCACCATTCAAATAGTTTGGTTTACCAAACATAGTCACGGGAACTGGAAATACCCCAGTGTGCTGCTTCAAGTAGTGATTATAATTGTATGTATCACTAAATGCTTGAGTATATGCACCAGATGCAGGAATAGTTCTAGTAAGACCTGCAGCAGGAATCTGATCTTGAGTAAATGTTTTAGTGCTGTCAGTCAAAATGAGAGTGTTTTCATCATAATATGTAATACCACCAGCACCATTCCTCCAAGTATCAGCACTATCAGAACTAGTAATACCACTCAAGTTTGCAGATTCATAGTTTGGAGATCCAGATACCTGTGCAACTGGTGCTTCAAATACCTGAACATACTTACCACTTGGAAATGCAGTCGTGTATTGTCCACTATGTTTGTGACCAGGAGTATGATCAATACCTAGTTTTCTACCAACAGTATAGTAGGTTTTAGACCATGTAGGATCATTCAAGGTAATGTTTTGAATCTTACCTGCCATAGTATCAATCGGATCTAATTCAAATCCAAGATCAGTATCAGCACTGTAGATTGTTGGTGGCGTGGTTCCTGTTCCATCTTCAGAAATTAAATCACCAATAACAGCATCAGCATCTGATTGACCAAACTGATACTCAGATTCTGCCAAATAAGATCTTTCAAGGTCAACCAATGACCTACCATTTAAATTAGGAACTCTAAATTGATCAGATTCAAGAAAATCAGGAAAGTTTCCAACAATTGCATCATCTGTAGGACCATATGTATTTCCAATGATAGATGCTAGTAATGGAAATTGTTCTGCAGGAAATGTTCTTCCATCACAAACAATCCATCCAGTAGGAATATTGTCTGGATTATTTCCGCTACTAGAGTTACCACCCCAGGGCATGATAGTGCCAACTGGGGCAGACTTCATAGTCTTTAGTCTGTTGTAGAAAGCCATTAGAGTTCAGTTAACCACCAACCTTGATAGACAGCAGGGATAAAGTTGTCTCCATCAGTTTGTCCAACGTAAATGAGTCCGAAGGATGCATTCTTGTTTTGGACAACCAATTCACCAGATCCATATGCTGTAGATAGACCACCTAACTTGGTTCCAGAAGTATCTCCTTGGAGTGCTACTGGTTCGCCACCTACGATTGGAGCACGAATTACGAGAGAGTTGTTGTAAGTCAATGCTCCAGCAACTTCAGTAATTCTGATAACGTCACCCGTTTCAGGATTAGATGGTAGAGTTAGGATAAGAGCACCAGTAGAAGGTGCTACTGCTACAATATAATTTATATTGACAGAGAGGGTAGCATTTGCGTTGACGAACTTAGTGATGTGACCACCATTCTTGTTCTTATATCCAACGTAACCAAATGCGTCAATAGAACAATCTTGCTTGACAGTTAGAGACTTGGTTCCACCATCACCAAGATTTCTAATATCAAGGATCTTCGTAGTGTTAGAAGCAGTTGTAGATTGAATGCCATTAACATCAAGCAATCTACCAACGAAAGTATCACCAAATTCTGGTTCAACTCTAAATGTTGGCGTGAATGTCTTATTAGTAAACTGGATAGCATTTGGATCCTCAACACAAGCAGTTGGGAAGACTCTCAACTGACCACTAATATCAGTGCTTGCGTTAATATCAAGTGCGCCAGCTTCAAAGTGGTGTTCTTCGTTGTTAATCAGTTTAATAATAGGTACGTTGTTATCTGTACCAGTGATCTCAAAGTTAGAACCGATGAACTTAACATCATCATATACATCCAATCTACCATGGAAGTAATCCTTCTTAACCAATACAGTACCACCATCATTAGTGATGTTGCTGGTTACTAGGAAGATTTCATCGTCAATTGCTAACCAGTATTCACGATCAAGGAAGAATGGAACAACATCGCTGTTCTCTAGTCCAATCTCAACGGCAGAAGAACCAGTTGCAGGGAGATCAGAAGTTAGAACTGTATTCTCTCTGAAGAGAACTCTAAATACCGACTCACCATCACTGTGTGTACGGTTTGTTCCAGGAACATTAGTTAGAGACGCTACACGAGTAACAGGTAAGTTACCAGCAGGTGCAGTACCACTAGCTGTTGGAGTACCACTGATCTGCATGATCTCTTCATTACCACCAGAACCAAAACCAACAAAGATGAAGTCATCTTCTGCAAAGTTAGTGATATCGTCAACAGGAATTGTTGTAGCACTGGTTGTGATAGTTGCAACAGTGTTTACAAATGTAGTTGCAATGCTGTTATCAACTTTTGGATCCTTCAGGATTGTGTATACTGTAGCACCAGCAGTATGTGCTGCAGCAGCAGTTCCATACTGAGATCTGTTTGCTAGGATAGTACCACTTGGGTTACCAATTACAGTATCACCAGAGCATCCATCAACAGTGAAGATATCGCGAACTCTATCAGTAATTCTGAATTTCTCATCCTTAGTTGCTCTAAAGGAAATACCAGTCGCATTTCCAGAACCAGTGAATGGAACGTTAAGAGTAACAACGCTACCAGAGATACTGACAATTTGAGGATCAGTTAGTCTTACACTTCCAGAATCTTCTGGGAATCTGTTTTGTTCAAGTGTAACTGTACCACCATTAGATACGAGTTCAACATAATCACCAACCTCAAGTCCAGCAACAGAAGGAATAGCGGTAATTGTTGCAAGTCCTTCCTGTGCATTACCAGTAAACGTTTGAGCAGATGCAGTCTTACAACCACCCTTAAATTCAAACGAACCATTGATGGTTAACTTGCCGTTCTCACCATCAATACCATCATTACCGACGACTGTTTCGCCAGTGACGCTATCAACAGAGAAGACAACATCACCATTTGGACAACCATTAGTAATCTCAAACTTCTTATTGACAATTGATAGAGCAGTTGCTAACTTGAATGCCTCACCCTGGTTGAAGTCGCCGTCGTTATTGGTGTCTTCGCGAGAGATAATAACGTAGTCAACACCAATGTTGAGTGTTCCACCAAATGTTGCAAGATATACGTTTTCGTTAGCAGGATTACCTCTAGTTGCATCAATTGCCTGCTCAATCCAAGTGGCATCAAATGCGATGTTGACCTTGAATACTGGAGTTCTTGTTCCAGGAGCATCGGGGTGAGTGTCAATCTTAGGAGCAAAGGAACCGAGTGGTTCTCTCTCAACAGTTACATAGTAAGGAGCAGTTTCAGCACCAACTAGACCACCAGTTGCGATACGAACGATCTCAGGTCTGGTGTTGTTGCCTGCATCAACTGGAGCATCAAGAATTAAGTAATCGCCCTCATTAAAGTAACCAGCAACAGGTTGATTTAGAAGTGGTAGATAGAATTGGTTACCAGTTAGTGCAGGTAGATCTGCGCCTTCAGGACCTGCGCCAGGTTTGATTGCTTGGAATGTTGCATCACCCCAAGTTGCAGAACCTGCGGTATCAATTCTGTTGTATCTAGAATCGGAAGATGGCAACTCAAGAACATTAACGATATCAATGTTCTGATTGAATGATGTAGGTCCAAGGATACCAGATGCGTGAGCAATAGCAGTTGTTCCTAGAGATTGTCCAACACCAACGAAGGAGAAGGAAGAAGTACCACCACAGAGTTTAACGCTGCTGTTGAATGTAGTCTCACCATCAATCTCAAGACTGTTTCTGATAGTGGTTGTACCACCCTGACCAGCAATATTAACTTCAGATGCATTAACAGCGAAGTCAATTGTCTGAGTATTGCCAGAGAAGAAGCTAACAATACCTGCTTCAGTACCGATAGTTACAATCTGTTCAGAGTTAAGTCTGTCTCCACCAAGTTGCTTATTAGCACCAAAGATTACATCACCAGCAAACTTGGTTTGTCTGACTTTGAAGTCAACAAAGGATAGAGAAGAAACACGATCGTAAGCACCACCCATGGTGATCTTAGAAATCGCTGCATCTTGGTCAATATTACCAATGAAGATATTGGAGTGATTTGAAGAATTGCCAATCTTAACGAACTGGTCGCCAGTAGACTTATCACCAATGTAGACCCACTGAGTAGAAGTGGTGTTGTAATCACCAATTCTAATAGTCTTAGCGTAACCACCAATATGTAAACCAGCAGCATCATCTCCACCAACGAATGTGCTATCGTTGAACAAGTTGACCTGTCCAGTTGTCTGCGAAGTTCTGACTTCAGCAAGAGCACCATTATCACCATTGACTTCAATGTCATGCTCAAAGCGAGCATCATCAGTGAATCTGGAGTTGCCATCAACAACCAGAGTTCTGTCTAGTTGAGCATTGGTTACATTGATACCAACACGACCATTGTTTGTGGTAGCAATACGGAATACTGCCTCATCATTAGGAGCAGCACTGTCACCACCAACTAGTAGTGCGTTGTCAATTGCAGTCTTATCACGATCAGCGAAGTTAGTGTGATCTAAGAAGTCACCTGTAGTTCTACCGCTGATGAATACGTTACCAACAACGTCAAGGTTTGCACGAGGATCAGTTGTAAGAGTATCAACCCAAGCATTTGTGTATGCACTATGTGGAGCACGAGCAACAGTGTTGATACCGAGTTTGTAGTTACCAATGGTCTCTGTCTCAGTTCTGAGTGCTTCAGCACCTAGTACGCCAACTTCCTTGAAGTTAGCATTAGAGAACTCAACTGTAGGTGCTGGAGCACCCTGTGCAGTTCCAGCAATGATGTCTTCCCATGCCTGTGTAGACTGAGGAATCTGATCAATTACTTGGAAGTGACAGTAGTTGTTAGTTGGTGAGAATGGATCACCAGGCTTGTTATATACTGTCCAACCTGCAGGTAGGTTAAGTCTTGGATCAAAGTAGAAGTTGCTAAATCTGATCTGAGATCCAGAAGTAATACCGATGTCATTGCCAACAGCAAGAGCAACACCGCTATTGAAATCTCTGAACTCAATCTTAACAACATTGCTACCATCAAAGACGATGTTATCAATGCTATTATTAGCAATTTGTTGGAAGTAGTTTGCAAGGATCCATGCAAGAGATCCATTCTTACCAACTTCCTTACCCTTGAATAGAATATCACCAGGAGTAGGAGTTACACCACCATAAGTGATGTTCTGAGCCGAGTTAATAGAAGATCCACCATTAGCAATGGTTGGTGATAAGTTAGGAGTGATGTTTGCAGGAACACCACCAGCGA